GCTTAGCCCTGAGGGGCACTAACAAGAGAAACGACTGAGGTCATGGCTCAAAAATTTATAACTCCTATCGCTATTAAGCAGTTGTCCTCTGCTGGCTCTGATGGGTTAACAATTTTTGTAGACCAAGAAACTTTTGCAAGACTTCAAATTCAAGGTGGCGGTCGTCTTGTTTGGGGTGACGGAACTCAGGGCGGAGACGTAAACCTCTACCGCGACGAAGCAAACGTCCTCAAAACAGACGACACTTTCAAAGTTCCCGTACTTTATATTGATGGAATCGAAGTAGATACTTCTGGTGCGGTCACTGACCAAGTTCTCAAATTTAACGGAACCAAGTTTGTTCCTGGTACTGCATCTACAGTTGCTTCCCTTGATGACCTAACTGACGTAACCATAACCAGCGTCGCTAACGGTCAGGTTTTACAGTGGAACGGCACTGCGTGGATAAACTCCAGTGTTGTAGGTCCAACTGGTCCGACAGGTCCTACGGGTGTTACTGGCGCAACAGGACCAACGGGCACAACAGGACCAACGGGCACAACAGGCGCTACTGGTGCAACTGGACCTACTGGTGTTGGTGCGACTGGTGCAACTGGAGCCAGTGCTCTATGGAACTTTACTGGTGCTTACAGTGTGGGTGCCGCATACGCAGTTGGCGATATCGCAACATACGATGGACAAACTTGGTACCGCCTGAACTCAAACGGCGGCAACACTGGGGATACTCCAGCAGAGGGAACATTCTGGACACTGATTGCACAAATGGGCTTAACTGGTGCTGCTGGTGCTGAAGGTGCCCCTGGTGCCGAAGGTGCAACTGGCCCAACTGGTCCAGAAGGACCCACTGGTCCGACAGGTCCAGAGGGCGCGACTGGTCCGACAGGTCCAGAGGGCGCGACTGGTGCTACAGGTCCTCAAGGTAACCCAGGAGAAAACGGAGTACCTGGCGCGGATGGAGACGACGGCACAAACGGAGCAGAAGGTCCAACAGGTCCAGAAGGCGCTACAGGTCCAACTGGTCCGAGCGGTCCAAGTGGTAATGCAGGAGCCACTGGCCCCACAGGCTTGGGATACAAAGTTACATCCACATCATCGGTGGTCTTTGAAGGACTGGGTAATAAATCGTTCACACTAAACACTGCAAACCATGCTTATAGCACTGGGTCAAGAGTTCGTGCATATGGAATTGGCGGTGGGTACGAAGGTTACATAGAAGGAATCGCCACAGTTAGCGGAACAAGTATGACTATTAATGTGGACACTGTAGTTATGACGGCCGAGGCGTAACGATATGACAACATTTTCTAACTGGACATTTTCTATTACGGGAGAAAAAGGTGTAACTGGCCCAACAGGGCTTACCGGCCCAACTGGTCCTACTGGTTTGACAGGGACAACTGGAGATACTGGTGCGACTGGTCTTACGGGGGCTACAGGGCCGACTGGATTGACAGGAGCCACGGGCTCAACTGGTCCTTCGGGTATTCCTGGCGCACAAAACGCTCACGCTACAGTCGTGACGGTCGTAGATACGATGGGCGCAAGTACTTATTTCGCTGGAACTGCCGATGCAAGTGAAGGCTACGGTATCGGCGCTTATATTGAAGCAAATGCCAACGGTGCTATTTCTGCAGTTGGCGGTGCAACAATCACTGTTGGTGACCGTGTCCTTTTCTCAGGGCGAACAGACCCGATTGAAAACGGTATTTATACCGTAACGAGTCTTGGTGCTGGTGGTTCTAAATACAAATTTACTCGCGCCACCGACTTTAATAACAGCATTGCTGGTCAAGTCGAAAGCGGCGACTTCGTTTTGGTTGCTCAAGGCGACCACGCTGGTACGACATACATTCAAATCAATGCTGGTACTGCTGCTGGTGGATACATCAAACTGGGTACAGACCCAATTGAGTGGACAGAAACTGGCGGTATTGGTCCAGTAGGCGCAACAGGTCTTACAGGAGCAACGGGTGCAACTGGTCCGACAGGACTGAACGGTGCTACTGGTGCTACGGGTGCCTCTGGTGCTACGGGAGTGTTTCTTGTTTCTGACACTCCTCCAGCATCACCTGTTGTGGGGGATATATGGTTTGAGTCGGATACGGGTAAAACCTTTGTTTACTTTGACTCGTTCTGGGTGGAGTCAAACGGCGGCGGCTCGGGTTCTGCTCAGGAAACTACTCTTACAACAAACAGCGCAACGACTATCACAAGTTTTAGTAAAATTGTCGCAAGAAGCGGTGAGTTCCTCATCCAGGTAACTCAAGGTTCAAAATATACAGTGTCTAAGATTCTATTAATTCATAACGGAACCACCCCGACTCTTGCCGAGTACGGCGTTATTGAGTTAGGTACCACTCGTATTCCTTTGACAATCTCTACTTCTATAAGTGGTGACAATGTTTTGGTTCAGGCAACCGTTACAGACGCTGCGACAACTAGCGCGTATGTCAAGGTCGTCTCTAGTTTGATAGGTTTATAACATGTTAATTCAAATTTACGGTTGGCCTTTAGGCACTACAGACAAATCGGCAATAACTCAAGAAGAACTTCTTCAAGCGCTTCGTGAAATGCGTGATGTTCTTCTAAAAGAGTCAGACTGGACACAAATGCCAGATTGCCCTATTTCTGAAGAAATTAAAAACGATTGGCGTATTTGGAGACAAGCAATGCGAGACATTACTTCTACTGTTTCTTATCCTCTTGAAAACACCATTCAGTTACCAGTAACACCAGAATCGGGTCGCCCTGTTTCGTGGAATAACTGGGATTTAAACAATAACGCCATTCCGTGGAATGTTGTCTCAAGTACTCCGACAACAGAGGAAGAATAAAGATGGCAAGAACTAGATTTACAGTCAAAGAAGGAATCTCTGTTGCTGATGACAACAGTGCTGGCGGTTATCCGTTAATTCCAGTAGGTGGGTTAATGCCATATGCGGGTGCAACTTCACCAGAAGGATGGCTTCTCTGCAACGGAGCAGCAGTAAGCAGGACAACCTACGCAAACCTCTGGGCACTAGTAGGCACAACATACGGAAGCGGAGATGGTTCTACTACTTTTAATGTTCCAGACATGCGTAGTCGTATGCCAATAGGGGCAGGTGCTGGAACGGGATTAACCTCACGAGCACTAGCGGCAACAGGTGGCGCTGAAAGCGTTGTTATTGCTTCAGGCAACTTGCCTACACATACTCACTCTATTGCTCACGACCACGCAGTTGTTACATCAGAAGCGCAAAGCGTTGACCATGTACATTCTGTTGACCCGCCAAATACAACATCAACTGGAGTAAGCGTTAACCATACACATGATGTCAACCCAGCAAACACAACATCAGCAGGTGCAAACAACTCCCACTACCACGGCTCAGACAGTGGATACCATGACCACTCATACAAAGCCGCTCAAACTGCTACTGCTGGTACAAACCGTGCCATTCTGACTGGTACTGGTTCTGGAGAAATAACTGGTGGTATCAACGCACGTTACGCAGGAGCCACAACATGGGAGGCCAACGACCACACGCACAATACAGATATTGGTGCTACAACGTCAGGTGGTCACAGCGTTGACCATAGTCACGATATAAATATTAGCGCTTTTAACTCTGCTGGTGTAAGCGCTGGTCATACACATGACGTTAATCTTCCAAACTTTACTGGAGATTCAGGTAATGGCGGATTTACAAACACTGCTCTTGGTTTAATGAACCCCTTTCTAGCAATTAATTACATCATTAAGTACTAATCATGGCTATTGACTTTCCAAACTCTCCAAACACAAACGACCTTCACTCTTTTTCAGGAAAGACGTGGAAGTGGGATGGAGAAAAATGGGTAGTCATCTATACAGACCTTTCTGGCCCTATTGGTGCAACTGGCTCAACAGGACCTACGGGAATTACTGGCGCGACTGGTCCGACTGGATTGACGGGCGCGACAGGTCCTACAGGATTGACTGGACCGACAGGACCGACTGGAGTAGCGGCGACTATTGCCGTTGGAACAACCACTGGTGGAGCAACGGGCTCTGTTACAAACAGCGGAACATCAGGTGCGGCGGTACTTGATTTTGTAGTTCCAATCGGAGCAACTGGCGCAACTGGATTAACTGGCGCGACTGGCCCAACTGGGGCCACGGGTCCAACAGGACCAACAGGCGCGACTGGAGTTACAGGACCCACAGCGATTACAAGTTCTGCAACCGCTCCAGTATCTCCGTCTGCTGGTCAAGTCTGGTTTGACACAACTACTGGTGCTTCGTACATCTACTATAACTCAGCATGGGTTGAACTAGGTGGCGGTTCAATGTCGCCAATGCAAGTTACCTCATCTACTCGTCCATCAGGTCCTTGGACTGGGCAGACAATTTACGAGACTGATACTGGAATGATGGCCGTTTATAACGGCACATCATGGCGCTATGTAGCATCAGGAACTGCTGCATCGGGGAGCGTTTTACAGATTGTTGCAGCAAACAAAACTGACACTTTTACGACAGCAAATACAACATTTACAGATGTAACTGGCTATAGCGTAACAATAACTCCAAAATCAACATCATCTAAAATACTCATTCAAGCATCAATGAATATTGGTGCAACATATGCAACAAATACAACATATGTAAGACTAGTTAGAGATACAACAGCAATAGCCGTCGGTGATGCTGCTGGTTCACGAACACAAGTATCTATTGCTGCTGAGCCAAGTGGAAACTCAATGGCTCAAGGAACTATTCAATACCTTGACTCTCCAGCAACAACAAGTTCTATTACATACAAAATACAAATATGTACCAATGGTGCTGGTACTGCTGCAATAAACAGAAGTATTGATGATGCAAATGCTACTGGGCGTCCAAGAGGAATGTCTTCAATTGTTGTTACAGAAATAGCAGGTTAATAATGGCTGCGATTACTTTTCCTGCTTCTCCATATGTAAACCAGATTTTTACTGTTGGCCCTAAGAGTTGGCAATGGGATGGTTATGTATGGAACGCCTACTTCAACGAGAATGTTGACTCCATCTACGGAACAGGTGCTGACGGTGATGCCGTACTGGACGGAACCACGACTGTTTTAAGCACGGCTCCGTCTTCAAGTGTTTACTCAATGACACGAGATATGTACTTTAATGATTTAACCATCAATGCGAGCGTTCGGTTAGCGCCTAACGGATACAGAATATTCGTTAAAGGCACATTGAAGTTTATGGGAACCGACTCCACGATTGGTTTTACAACTGGATACTCAACCGAAGGCTCAATCATGCAAGGCGGAGCAGCCGCTACCGCCGTTACTCACTCACTTGGCGGTTCAGCAACTGGATTCACAGCAACAGCGCCTCACTCAAATATGGGTGGTTCCGCTTATTTTCAAGTGCCTCATCAAGCAGTAACTGGATACTCAATTACTGCATCTGGTGGACCGACTTTTCTTCGTGGAGGCGCTGGAGGAACTGCGCAAGCAGGTGGTGGTGTTGTAATTATTGCTGCTCGTTACATCTCTGGTCCTGCGTCAGGTACGGCTTACATCAAAGCACCAGGAACAGCACCTGCTGGTGGAGGTGTAATTCTCATTGTTTCTTCCGCTGAAGCATTGGCTCCTGGAATAACCACTGATGTAACTGGACAAAACCCAGGAACCGTCTACTATATGTCACAGGTGTGATATGGCTATTTCTAGAATTGAAAAAAGTGTTGTACGCGCTGCTAATGACGAAATATACGGACATGGTGGGGACGGCGACGTAGTCGTAACATCAAACACGGCAATCACCTCAGATATGTTTTATAACAATCTGGTGATTAACGCAGACGTTTTTCTCAATACAAACGGCTACCGAGTCTTTGTTAAGAACACTCTTACAAATAATGGCTACATCGGAATTGGTTCAGTTTCTTCTGGAACAGTTGGCGAAGCCGCATCTGCTGTTTCTGACGGAACCGTCAAAGGCCATTCTCAATCCGCGATTACTTATCGTGCTGGTGGACAAGGCGGAGGCGGTACGAGCCCTGGAATAACCGCACTTCCTGAATATCTGTACAAAGACATCAACGCAATGTCTGGTGGAGTGTTCATGCATACATCAGGGATGATTCCTATTGGTGGAGGGTCTAAAGGCGCATCTGGCTCACAAGGTCCTTCTGGAGCAACAGGTCCTGGAGCAACAGGAAGTGCAGGTGCTACTGGTTCTGCTGGTACTACTGGTTCTGCTGGTGCTACTGGGTCACCTGGAGCAACTGGAAGTCCTGGTTCTGCTGGCGCAACGGGTTCCCCTGGTGCAACAGGTTCGTATGGACCATCAGCAACAACAGTCGGCGCTTCTGGAGGACGAGGCAATACTGGTTCTGCCGGAGCCTCGGGCACTGCTGGTGCAAGCGGAAGTCCGGGTTCTTCAGGAAGTCCGGGTTCTTCAGGAAGTCCGGGTTCTTCAGGAAGTCCTGGTTCTTCAGGTTCGCCCGGTTTAGGGGGCGCAGGTGGCGCTGGAGGAACGGGCGGTCTTGGTGGAGGAATCGTCTGTGTGGTCGCTAAACACATTATTGGGTCAGGAAAGTTTATTTCCGTAGGTTCGTCAGGTACGACTGGTTCGTCAGGTTCATCAGGAGCAACTGGTTCACCTGGAGCAAGTGGTTCCGTGGGGGCGTCTGGAGCATCTGGAGCAGTAGGGGCATCTGGAGCCGCTGGCGCTGTAGGGGCATCTGGAACAACTGGTGCTACTGGAAGTCCTGGAGGGTCTGCTCCGTCATTGAGTGTCCACAACGCGCCACATACTCACCCAAACCCTGCAACACACAACCCGTCTCATCACCATCACTATACGAACCATTCAGATAGACATGGCCATGCAACTAAGGCTGGAGACCACCACAACCCAGCATCTCATTATGGTGGAGACAAGATTACTCCCGCATCACATACTCCTGCGTCTCACCACAACAATCCACACCATCATCACAATGGTCATTTTCATCACCCTCATAATGACGGTCCACATGGAGGAACGCATCACTGGAACCCTCATTGGTGGCATGCATATTGGCAATTAAGTCATCATTACCCGTTCCCTCACTATCATCAAAAACCAAACGGACATAGTGGACACAGTCATGGTGACACAACCGGCGGGCACGATGCTCGTTACTATCATGCCAAATATGTTGGACACGATAATACTTGGTCTCCTGGCTCAACACACGATTACCATACTCACCCCAATGCTCATACTCCAAATGATGGTGGGCATTCTCACGCCCCAGTTAGAACCAACACTTGGTCTCATCACCCCAATCCCGCGACTTCTGTCGCCAACCCTCCTACTGTTTACCCAGGCGGAGCAGGCGGAGCAGGAGGTGCAGGAGGTGCAGGAGGAGCAGGTGGTGCAGGAGGTGCAGGAGGAGCAGGTGGTTCGGGCGGAGCGGGTGGTGCAGGCGGTTCAGGTGGTTCCGGAGGAGCAGGTGGCTCAGGCGGTACGGGAACAACTGGCAAAAGAGGCGGAGCAGGTGGCGGAGGTGCTATTCTCGTAGTTAGTGACTCTGTTGCAGGTACAATTACATACGACACTCGGGCTGGCTTAACTGCTGATTCCGATAACTTTGCTGCTTCTTCTGGGTCAGCATACGTTCTTATAAACATTTAGGAGAAAAAGATGGACCTTGGTCTTACAGATGCACAAAAATTGATGGCTTTAAATTCTGTTAAAAATGGAATTCAAACAGATATTTATACTCAATTGATTCGTATGGGGTTTGACCCCGATACTTATGACCCCTCAGCAGACAATGATGTTATTGATTCGTTCGTTGGCGAGCGCACCAGAGTAAACACTCTTATTTCATCTCTTGAGTTAATTGAAAGCAAAATAACTGAACTGTCATGAAAAGATTTGTTTATATTCCCTGGAATATAACTAACGAGGATGGCGAAGCAGAAAAGTTGGCAAAACTTTCTGGCCTGCAAATAAGATACGGAAATCAAGAAGATGGTATTTTTGCTAACAAAATCTCCATTATTTCAACTCCAGAAGTAAACAACATTGAATTCGGTCAAACCGTCAAGACTGGATTTATTTACAGCATTGACATTACTAATGAGTTTGTGGTTTTTAATAAAAAAACAACTTTGCGTATTACAGACAACAATGGTACTGAAGTCTTCACTCCCAGACTGAGGGAAAATCACATAGTAAGATTCAGGCCTCGCATACTAACCCCTGGTAGGAAAACTTTTGTTGTTTGTTCTCCTGACGGCAGTCGCTATTATTCAGGAGAATTTGAGGCAACATGAATCACGTATCCCCAGCAACATGCATCTCTGTCTATGAAGAAATGTTAGACCCGTCAAGTGTTGCTAATTTTATAGATTGTTTAAACACGGAAACAGAAAATGAGTGGAGCGAACTCACTTGGGGAAACTCTGGAGTTGGCGAAGGGGGTTCGGTTACTTCTTATAGGACTTCGCTAGAATGTGGATTAATTCCACTAATGAAACCATACGAGCCAACCGACTTGTCTCGTTTATTTGATTCTGCTGTTCGTCTTCCAATGGAAGAGGCTATAAAAGATTATTCAGCAGAACACATGTTGCCAAACGGCTTCCACGAGCCTTATTCCGTTTTGAAGTATCTTCCGGGCTCTGAGTACCATGCTCATTACGACCACTTTAGAGACAACTCGCGAGTTTTTAGTGTAGTGGCAATACTTGGCGAGCCTGAATTAGGCGGGCAATTGGAATTCCCAACATTTGGCGTAACGGTTGAACCAAAAATAGGCTCTGTAATTTTATTCCCGAGCAACTTTCCATATCTCCACATTGCTCATCCTGTTGTTCAAGGCATGAAGTACTCTCTTGTCTCCTGGTTTAGATAGGTGTTAGTATCCAATAATGAACGAAAACATTGAATTAAATAGGCCTCTAGTTTTTGGAATCGTCGGCTCGGGAACAGCAGGACTAATAACAGCACTAATACTCAGGCAATCTTTCCCGTGGGCCGAGATAACAATTGTTTCATCTTCCAAGATTGGCATCATTGGTGTTGGAGAAGGAAGCACTGAGCACTGGAAAACGTTCATGGATTTGTGTGAGATTCCATTGGAAGAGATGATTGAAGCCACTGCCGCTACTCATAAGTACGGATTGAGGTTTGAAAATTGGTCAACCCACACTAAGGACTACTTCCATAGTGTTGGCGAAATTGACGATATCTACGCTTTTGGACTGTACGCCACCTATATGGGAATGGTGGAGAAAAACAAACTATTTACGACCCAAACAACAAGCGTGGGTTTGGTAAAAGATAAAATCAATAGACAAAATCTGCACAAATCCACAAATCAGTTTCATTTTGACACAAACAAACTTAATGACTACTTTACGTCACTAGCGTTTAAAAGAAACATCAAGTTCGTAGATGCCGAGGTAAAAAAAGTTACCAGAGACACTACATACGGAAATATTGAATCTATTGAAACAAATTACGGAGACACCATTAGTGCGAACTTCTGGTTTGATGCAAGCGGTTTTAATCGTGTTTTAATGAAAGAATTAGACGCAGACGAGTGGATTTCTTTTGACAAGTATCTCCTGTGCGACACTGCTATTCCATTCCCAACAGAAAGCGACCCAAACGGTAGAATAAGACCATACACTCGCGCCAGAGCAGCGAGCGCCGGATGGATGTGGGAAATCCCAACACAAGAGCGTCGCGGCAATGGGTACGTATTTTCTTCGGACTTTATATCGGTTGACGAGGCTGTTGCTGAAGCGGAAAAAATGACTGGATACAAGATTGAAAATCCTCGTGTTATTTCGTTTGATGCAGGGCATTTAAAAGAATGCTGGGTCAAGAACACCTGTGCCGTTGGTTTGGCTTCCTCGTTTGTTGAGCCATTAGAAGCGACAAGCATAGGTTCAACAATTCAACAAGTGAGGTTTATGCTGCCGTACATTGCTTCGTACATGCCTTCCAATCATGCTTCACAAAAACACTTCAATGCGAAGTTTACAAAAATGATGAACAACATTCTTTCCATGATTAGGCTTCATTATTATTCTGACCGTACTGATTCTAAGTTTTGGGAAACAATGGCTAACATGCCAATCAACGAAGAACTTCAATCAATCATAGATTTATGGTCCGAGGTACCTCCATCCAGATATGACTTTGATTCAAGTTCGGGAGAAATGTTCCTAACTCCCCACATGGCTCACGTTGCTCAGGGTCAGGGGTTGATAGGTGTGACTGGATGTATCAGGGCTTTGAACACAACAAACCTGCGACAAGAAGTCAATAACAAAATTGACGAGATACGTCATAATAGACACGCACACGAACTAATTGACCATGCAGAGGCTTTGAGGGAAATCAGATACATAGATAGTGAATGGCAATAAAATGAAAAAATTACCAAAGGTAAAGCCTGGGGTCATTAGATTTACTCCCATTGATAACCGTTTAATGGAATCCCCTCCAACTGTAAATTCGGCTTCTCAACCACCTCAGTGGTTTAGGCAAATTGGCAAGCACCAGGGTTCTGTACGTAAGTGCGCTGGCACAATAGACTTTTTATCTGCTGGAGCAACAATTCCAGCATGGACAAATTTTAGGTTTAGGCCTGGCGATGATGGCAACTGGGAAACCGGCGGAGACGATTTTAACCCTTCTGCTGGAATAAATAATATTTCTGGATTTCCATACGAATCAACAGGCGAGTGCCCGATGACCGGTGTTCGCAAGATGGAAAAAGCACAGTACCCCAAAATAGTTAACCCGTGGCGTATGGAAACCGCGCCAGGCTGGTCAACTATGATTCTCCCGGTTTACTGGGAGCCAAACGACAACTATACAGTAGTCCCAGCAATAGTTCACACCGATTTTTACCACCTTGCCAATGTTGTTTTAAACATAACTACAGACCGTGCTTTTGGTATCAAACACGGAACTCCGTTAGTTCATTTGGTGCCATTTCAACGCAATAAAGATTTTGAAAAAATAGATTTTAACGATGAGTCCTATTTTAAATATGTTGCAACTACCGGTTTTGGGATGGGTCACGTTGCCCCTTTTGACGGAACGGCAGCACCTTACCGCAGGGAGCGAATTCGCATAGATAAGCAATTAGAAAACCAAAATGACAATAGGGGTATAATTGCTAGGTTAATTAATAAGCAGAGATGAGACAAGCATGTCTGAGTTCCGTAGCGTAGGAGATAAGATTTCTGCGCTTTATGAAATGAAAAAAGCAATAGCAGTTGAGATATATAAACTTTGTTTTCGCTGCGGTTTAGACCCTGACGCTTTTGACTACTCTTCTTTTGAGGCCGTGCCTAATATTCCCGTATTGTCGTATAGTGGTCAATTAGATAAAAGGTGCAAACAGATGATAGCCGTAGTAAAAAAAATTGAGGAACTAGAAAATGCTTGAATCAGAAATACTGTTAAAACAGTCTGACCCCGCAAAGAAGGGGGTTTTTTTTATTGAAAAATGTGTCTTTCTAGTTGATGACCAAAACTTAAATTCTGGCGACCTTGTTCGTTGCGACACTCTTTCGTATACAGGCGTGCTCGTGTCCGAAGGCACCCCTTATCAAAATCACAGCATTACTCCTGTGGCGAAGTCTTTAGTTTCTGAATGGTCAATGGAAGTGAAGCAGGTTGCTAGATATGAACACGTAATGGATGTGTCGCCTCACTTCTACATATCGTACTTGGAATATAAGTACTGGGGAGACATACAGCCAGACCCCACCCCTTCAACCATGTGGATAGGTAAATCTATATTCCAATTCTTTAAGACAATGAGGGAATGGTCTTTTCTTGCCGGAGAGCCGTTTAACTCGGACCACCCAATGGCTACATACTCAAAACTTGCTCTTGACACATTTAGCCCGCCCCAATCAATTCTTGACGAACTAGATTCACTGCCAGATATGCATTTGGCTAAATTTTTTAAAGGTGAAGAGGATTACAAAATGATTCCTCATCCGTATCCTGAAGCGTCAGAAGAATTCAAGGCATGGATTACAGAACTTGCCAATACATACAAACAAAAATCTTTTGAAGAAACTTTAGACTTTTAAAGGAACAAATGCCAGTAAATGTAAACGACTTAAAACTTCCCTATGTTGTCCCTAAGATAATAAAATCTGAACACGGCACATACGAGCAACTGGAAATAGCACTCAAGGCCAGCGAGGAAAACTGGCTGGCTTCTTCGGGTCTCTCTTTTGTTGTAGTAAACCACGAGCACTCTTTGGCAATGCTGAAAGACAAGAGATGGCATAACGCCCTCTATCTTTTTAGTGAAAACAACCCTCACCTTAGCGAATCGGATAAGGCCAATAGAAAACAGTCGATAATCAACCTTGAAGGGCTAGACCATGCTCGTCTTAGAAAAATTGTAGGACCTGTATTTTCTCCAAAAGTTGCTGACTCATTGCGTCCTGAAATGAACAAAGCAATTAATAAAATAATTGATGAGATTTCTGACCTTTCGGAATTTGACTTGCAAGTAGAGGTGTTTGATAAGTACCCGTCTTATATAATTTCTAAAATTATTGGAGTCCCACATTCCGATTGGCAAATGTTCGGTCAGTGGGCTGATGATGTTTTCAAGACTTTTGGCGGAAATTACGACCATGACAAGGACGTTGTAGTAGATACCCAGGCTCAACTGTCTGCATATGTTCGTAAACTAATTGCTGAAAAACGAGAAAACCCAACAGACGACTTAACTAGCCTTTTGATTAAGGCGGAAGTTGACGGGGAAAAACTTACAACTCTTGAAATATCTTTATTGATTAACGCGGTTCTTTTGGCGGGCATTGACACGACCAGATGTCAACTGGGGCTTATTGCAATCATGCTGGAAGACAAACCTGAGATGTTAGAAATGCTACGCAATGAAGAAAACGTAGAAGAGATACTAGAAGAGTGCATTCGTCTAGACAGTGTATTTAGGTACATGATTAGAATCGCGTCTGAAGATATTGAATACAACGATGTTCTTTTTCCTAAAGGAACCATTATGGGGGTTACTTTAACTGCAGGAAATCATGATGAATCAGTATTTAAAGATGCTAAAAAGTTCATCATTGATAGACCGAACAGAAAAGGCGCAACCCTTTCGTTTGGCGGAGGAATCCACTACTGTCTAGGTGCTGCTTTGGCTAGAGCACAAATGCAGGAGTGCATGAAGGTTGTCGCCAAGAGGATTGGTGACTATTCAATCGTGGGGGAAGCACAATTCAGAGAATCGTACGAATCTGTATGGGGACCACGCTCTATAAAAATCAGACCAAAAAATAAATTCATTAATCCTTTTCTATGGTTATAAAGATGCTGCAAAAAGTAATACAAGCAACAAAGACAATGTCCCACAAGGG